ACACGACATTGCTTGTCGATTACCTGTGCGCTAACTCAAGTTTATTCCCTGAATACTCCACAAGCACTTGGCCTGAGCGTTCACCACGCACGGATGTGACCAACACGCTTAACTACCAGTTCAGCACCGGCAACACGGCAACATCTTTTCGTCCTACCTACTCGCGTAACATCATTAATCGTATACCATGAGTGATAAGAAGACTTTGAAACAAGATTACACCGAGCGTTTGCGCAAGTATGAGCGCGAGCTGCAATTAAAACTCAGAGCCAATGGCAAACAAGAAGCAACAACCACAGGAAAAAAGTAGCACGTTAAAGTCACTGCGCTACAAGCTGCAGTTGATAGATGGGCTGTGGTCGATACCACTTGCCTTCTTAGTGTTTGCACTATCAGGCACGATGTCCGTTGCCTACTTTAACGACGCAATCATTAGCACCGAATACATACAGTATATTGTATTGGCTGCACTTGTTATGGTCTTCGCAAACTTCGTAGTTTTTTTGGGCATCAGATTCAATTTTCGGGCATTGCAACGCGAGATATACAACAAGGAAGTCAAGTATGAAATAAACACCTATCTAACGACATGGCAAAAGGTTGTCTTATACCTGCTCTTATATGCATTCTACTTTGCTGCCTACCTGTATATTCTACAAATGCTGATGACGGTTACTGCGTAAGGGCAACCGCTGCATCGTTTGTTGGTGTAAGGGAAAAGGGTGGCAACAATATGGGCTTTAACGATAGAGCCTTGCTTGTGCTTATGAAGCAACAAGGTTGGCAGCCCGGCTACGCATGGTGCAGTTTCTTCGTTATGGCTATGCTTGACGAGTGCGGCATACCACACACCATCACAGGTTGGTCACCGACCGCATACAACCGCAATGATGTCATTTTCACGGATGGTAAATTCGTGAAGTCGTTTAGTGATAGTGATGCACTGGTGATGACACTTAGCTACAATTCATTTAAGGGCAAAAGATACAAGGGCATCGGTCACACGGGCATAGTGGACAAGGTGGCTAAGTATTCAGTGCGCACCATTGAGGGCAACACCAATGAGCAGGGCATGCGCGATAGCCGCACACGCGATGGTGTGTACTATAAGATTCGCCCACTATCTAAAAATCTACACATAACACGATGGAAGAAAACAAGCTAAGAAGCACGGTACTAATCGCAGCGGTTGCAGCGGTTGTGTTAATTATGATTATTGTTGGTGTTAAATCCTGCAAGGAAAAGGAAGACCCTGCTATTGAACGGCTGCAAAGCATTAACGATTCACTTTATCAAATCATTGAAACCAACAACAGCAAAACTGATAGTCTTTTTTTGAAGATAGACAGTCTTCAAATCCATCAAGACACCATCATCCAACAGCAACAAATCACTAATGAAATTTACCGCAATGAAACTTACAATATTCTTTCTTCTACTCCTTCTAATGCCAACGCTCAGTTTCGCGCAACGCTCAAAAAGTCGGATAGCCTACTCAAAGCAGGATTTTACACCCGAACTTACAACTTACGATCTGCAGCTTTTCAATCTCAATTACAATAGCATGATGTATTGGTACGGCACGGCTATGGAAATCGATAGCTTGTACCAACTTGAGCGGTTAAAGACCACTTATTACGCTAAAATAACAGGCATTCAGGCGCAGAGTTATGAAACACTTGCTGAAATCTACGCCAACAAGCAGGCTATTGAAAAGGCTATTGCAACTGAGAAGGACAACGAAATAAAGGAGTTGAAAAAGAAGAACAGGCGGTTAATAATTACTAACACAGCACTCACTTTAGGTATCACAGCGGTAGCAGTTTCTACTATATATTTTACAATCTTTTAGACATGACTTTTGAACCGAGGGATTTAATCACAATAATTGGTGGAGCGGTATCGCTTACTGGCTTGTACTACGCATTGAAGCGCGATGTGGTGAAAGTATCAAGCGCATTAGGCAAAGTCGAATCATATCACAAAAGAGAAGTTACTATGCTATCCGATTCCATCAAAGACACAAAGGATGAGTTTAACACCAAACTCAATACCATGAAAGAAGAACAAAACAAAGCCATTGATAAGCTTGAAAAAAAGATTGATGTGATTGCGTCACAAAACTTGACCATTAGCACCAATCTTGCGGAGTTAGCCGGGTTCATTCGTGGCAATAAATAACACAACATGCAAGGTCAACATGCGGAAATCTACAAAGAGATACATGCAGGCACGGGTACAATAGCAGACCGCATTCGTGCGGCTATGGTGAAGCATGGCATCACAATGCAATACAGGTCATTTGAGCGATTGTATTATAGTTGGCGCAAGTATCATAACCTAAAGGCAGAACAGCCTGTTAAAACGAAGCCTGTCGGCAATCTATCAAAGCTATCTGCCGACCTTAATCAGTTCAACAGTCTTCTCGCAGAGTTAGCACCTGAAACGAGCAATCCGCTCGACCTTCCACCATCGCAGGAGAGCGACTACAAACCTTTCAAACTACCGACCAACCATAATGACATCCTGCTCTTGTCGGATATTCACGTGCCGTACCATAACATTCAGGCACTAACCCTTGCGCTGAAGTATGGACTGGAGCATGAAGTCAATACAATTCTGCTTAATGGTGACATCATAGACTTCTATGCTATTAGCAGATTTGAAAAAGACCCACGCAAAAGAAACTTCGGGCATGAGGTACTAATGACAAGGCAGTTTCTTGCAACGCTGCGCAAGCTATTTCCAAGTGCAGCGATCTATTACAAGTGTGGCAACCACGATGTGCGGTACGACCACTACATCATGCGCAATGCGCCCGACCTGTTGGGCATGGATGAGTTCAACTTTGAATCATTGATGAAGCTTGACGAATTAAACATCACATTCATTCCCGACAAGCAGATAATCCATGCAGGCAACTTAACCATTTTGCACGGACATGAACTGGGCGCATCGGTATTCAGTCCTGTAAACATCGCACGGGGTTTGTTCTTGCGTGCCAAGTCCGATGCATTGTGTGGTCACCATCACCAAGCGAGTGAACATAGCGAACCGAACATCAAAGGAAAGCTTACAACTTGTTGGAGTGTGGCATGCCTGTGCGAATTGCACCCTGACTACATGCCCATCAACAAGCATCACCACGGCTTTGCGCATGTGCGTGTGATGGATAGTGGCGAGTTTGAAGTGAGCAACTACCGAATAGTAAACGGAAAGATTCGTTAAAGAAAAAGCCCCCAACGTTTTGAGGGCTTGTTCAATCAATAACGAAAAACAATGATGCGTATTATCACATAACCGTTGCAAATATAGAACTATTCATCAAGCAAGTCGTAGACTATTTTTCCGAACTGCTCGTACAGGACTTCTAATGCATCTTGCGTTGGCTCATCGTGATTGCCATACTTCACTTCATTACGCATCAAATTCATGATGTCTTTAAGCGCATCCTTGTACCGAGCAGCGTTCAGCGTGTAGCTGTATTCTACTTCGTCTTCGGGTAGATTAAAGGTTAGTGTTGCTTTCATGTTGTTCGGTTTTATTTGGTTGTCCAGTTTCACCATCCCTGTACCCATCATTGTATGAGTTGTGGATGTGGTTCATTTCAATTGTTTGCACTGCGTTCAATAGCCCTTCCATCTCTGCCCATGTCATTTTGATGGCTTGACCTTTGAACCTGCGCTTTAGAGTTAAGTGCAGTCTGCGAATGGCGGTTTCTTTTTTCTCTTGTGTCATTGTGCTTGTCGGATAAAAAGTTCTTGTCTGATTCTTATTAGTGTTCTATTGATGTAATCCTTCTCCGATGGTGTTTTACCAACCATGCCCAGATACTTGTGGCGAAGCAGACGCAACTCGTCATTGGTTAGGCTCATCATTTCTTTTCGCTTCATACTTTGTCAATTTTAGTAGTTCGTTCTTTACGTGCATGTAGTAAGCTTTGACGCTATAGTATTCACCCGTGCCTTCAAAGTCCTGCATAATCTCATCAGGTGCGTTGGTTATTGCTTCATCGACACAATACAGCGCAGCGTTCACTGCTTTGATATGCACCAGTGCAAGTTGCCCTAACTGCTCACCGCCTTCGACTATATCAAAATAGTTCGAGTACAGTTGCCATGCCTTTTCCTTTGCTTTCATTGTTTAGCTTATTGATTAATTCGATTACTTGTTCCTTATTGTAGTAGTGCTGCATTGAATTGCGCACATGGTCTTTAAGTTGGTCAGTGGTCATGCATGCAAAGTATTAAGGTATTCACGCCACATTGGTACACGCTCCTGAAGCTTTGCGATTGCTGCCTCATCAAACTCAACAACCTTTTCGTGTATGCGCTCCTGCACTGGTATATCGTATGTCCACTCCATGCGATGCGATTCTAAGTCTGCATCCGGGTAATCGCGCATGAACTGCTCCATGTCGTATATCATATTGCGCTCAATGTTCTGCGCCTTCTTGATGAACGTAGGGTCACCTTGTGGATCAATAAGATTCAGCCTGCGTGCAAGTCTATACTTTTCGTCGTTAATCATTTCAATGGGTGCATTGACAAGCACGAAGCAGAAGGTTGCAGTAGGTGCGCCTGTTAGCCACATGTAGGCTTGACCTTGCCAATAGTAATCTTTGCTCAAGTCATCCTGCTTTGCATCCATAAAGGTGTGGATGCTCCAACTGCTTTTGATGTCGGGTACGTTCAAGCACTTGTCATTGTCATCAATAATGAGCAGGTCGGGTGTGCCTTTGACAAATTGATTTTGGAACATCTGCTCGTTCTTGAACACGATTTGCTTTCGCTCCCTTCGCCACATGTCGATGGCATCATTCTCAACCGCTAAACCTTTCTCAATGTACTTGTTGCTAATCTCTTTGTAGCGTTTGTAACGCTGCTGCACATAGACTTCCAGTAGTGCGCTCTTTGTGGTTTCGCTAAGACCTGTTTTGGTTCTTGCATCTGTCATCAACTTACCAAGTTGTGACGCTCTGAATAATACGTTTTCCATTTGTTGTTATTGTTATTGATGGTCAAATATAAATCATTCACCTAAACCGTACTGCTCTTTTTTGGCATTAAGTTCATCGCCTACTTCAGCCAATACCTCAGGGCTGCATGCTTTAAAGATTTTCATCAGCTGAGTGATGTCGGTTGCCTGCTGAATGAGTTCGCGCACATACGCTACATCTTGTTCATGCCCACGACCGAGCGCACCCTTTAACTTGAATGGCTTGTAGGTGTCTTTGTTCTTGCGGTTCAAGTCACGACCGAATACCTTGCCTAATGACAATGCTGCGTTTTTCAGACACTCTGCTTTAAGTTTACCAAACGCCAAGTCCATAGCGTTGGCTTTCTTGTTATCGGGGTTTAATGCCCATCTATTGCGATCGCTGCCAAACACGTTGTCGGGTACTTTGTCTACCATGATGATTACCGATGCTGCACCGGTGCGCTTTAGTTCATAGCCGCTAATGGGGTGTATCACCACTAACTCAAGTGATGCCTGCACTTCGTTAGCAAGTACCGCCCATTTAAAGTTCTCAGTACGCCAATGTCCGAAGAAGAGTTCGTCTAAGGTGGTTTCAACGTGGCTGATGACTAAGGTCTGCGCTTTCTTGTCGGGGGTTGATTCCACACCAAGTGGGTCTGGTTCTGCGTTGAGCATCTGCTGAAACTTCTGCAATGCTTCAAGATTGTCTTTGTGAAAGTTCATGTCGTTATTGATTATTGATTAATTTACTTAGTGATTCATTAGGCAGTCGTTCAGTTCTTGGCAGTAGCTTAGAACTGCGAAGATGATAATTGCGCCAATGATGTAACGGAGAATGGTAGATGCTTTTTTCATGTGATAAGATTTATTGTTATTGATAGGGCGAAGATAGTGCAACTACTTACACTCACCCTGTTAAAAATTGTTAAAATTGCAATCGGTTACACATTGTAACCACCTCAACTATACCAACACGGGTATAAATGCAAGAAGATTACGCTCGTTTATACCTTCAAGGGTACACTACGCCCACGAATAGCTGCCGTAGTTCGGGAATAGTTCAAAGTACATGCGCATCATTATGGCATCAGCATAGTCAGGTGACTTGCCATGCATGCGTGCTATCTCGTCTTTGCCTATCACAGCCAACTTGCCATCGGCTTCTGGTTGCCTGCGCCTTATCATATCCAGTTCTTGCACGATGACATCGCGGAACTGATTCACCTTGAAGATTACTTTGTTCTGCTCTATCAATTCTGCTAACTTAAAATAGCACTCAGCCTTTTGGTTGGTGAACTTATCCGATTGCTTGGCTCTGCCACCATTAAGAAACCCTCGGCAACGAAGCATGTCGCAGCAACCACCGCCCACACCATCTTCATCCACGATCACATTGCTTAATTTGATGGCGTGCCTGTCGCATAGTTGGCGTATGGTAGCGACAACAGTTGTTATTGGTTGCTTGCGCAGCTCGTGTATTTCCATCAATTGCAAACCATGCCACACGCAAATCACACTACGGTCTTTTCCAAGTCGCGCGATGTCGGCACTGATAAACTTTTCACCTTTGGCTTCTTCTTCCCTGAAGCAGCGCACAAGGTCATCGTATTGGTACAGGTTGTCCACGCTCTCGTCATATTCCCAATCACCATACAACAGCCTTCGCCTATCTATTTCGGGCAATCGCTCAAGTGTTTCGATGTAGCTTTCAGGTAGGTGTGGGTTGTCGGTCGGTAGCGATGGGATGAATGCAAGGTGCTGCGCTAAGTTATCTGCTTTGAATGGTGCGTAAAACTCATTGTAAAGCCATCCTTTGGACGGATTGCAGGTAAGTAGCATCTTCGGTTGTAAATCAAATTCGCGTAGCTTAAAACGGATGCGCGATTGCAAGATGTCAATTGCCCTCTTTGATACCTGCGCAGCTTCATCCACATACGCATCAGTCAACTCCAGTCCACCGAGTGCGTGAAATTCAGGGTCGGATGGATAAGCAAACAAGTCCTTCAGGATTATCTCGCTGCCATTACTGAACGTGATAACGTGCGTTTGATTGTTGATGATATAGTGTTCGTTGGGCGCAAGACCAAACATCTGCGCTACCTCAAAAAAAGTCTTTAGCGTTGTCTTCTTTAACGTATCCAACTTACTGCGACCTATCAAGCCTCGCGTGCCTGGATACTTGAACCTGCGGCTTATTTGCCATGCACAACCAATGAATGACTTACTTCCACCTGCTGCACCACCGAAAAGCACCACACGTGCCGGGTGTGAATTACCCAACACACGCAGTGCTTCGTTTTGTTTCGGTAGATACTCAATCATTAGAACGGCAAATCACCTGTGCCTTGTGAATCGTCTTCTTGTTGGCGTTTCTCCATCGGCTCGGACATCTTGCCGCTAAAGAACTTGCCGCTCTTCCCTTCTTTAACCCACGCAGCCAGTCTCATCTTCTTGCCATTAACCATGATTTCACCAGTGTACTGTGGTCCGTTGTTAGCCACGTTGTTGTTCTTGAATAGGGTGAACTGACCCTCTTGCATTTGATAGTTACTCATTGTATTAATTATTAATTATTGCGATGTCATCGGACATGAGTGCGATGGTTTTATGTCCGTTCAAATCCGTTGTTTCAATTATTTCGAACTGTTCAAGGTGGATGCTGTGGATGTCGATGAAGCCTATAAAGATTTCCATCTCATCAGGATAATCAGCCAACCTATCAAACAATTCGCCTATTGTCATAGCCTGTATTCATCTTTGTCAGTGAGTAGTAAAAGCTCCTCAAAGATAAGACGCATTGCCATATTATCACTCATTGCAGGACGCATGCTGCGTTTAGCTGTTAACACAAACAACTTGCGTAGTAGTTCGGTTTCGCGCTGTTTGTCGTACTGCATGTTAGTATTCATTTTGCTTGTTAATCTCTTCCATGTAACGCTCTTTGCGGTACTCGTTGAACTGGTAAGGTGTGTTCTTGTACACCCGAAAACGCATGTCGTTATTCCATTGTGGCAACGCATCGTATTCAGCCATTAGCTTTTGCTCAAATGCGCTAACCTCACTGCGCCTCACTTCCCGTGCCTGTGCTTCTTCAATCTTCAACTTGTCCGCTGTCTGCTGAATAGCCTCAATCACCTGGGGATTTTGGAACATTTCGTAGATGTTGTTGCTGCTTTGTTGATCCTTAACCATTCGGTCAGTCACGGCATCGCGTTTACTAAAATACTTGCGTATCCATTCGAAGAATATCTGCCCATCGATGCGGTTATACACAGGACCATACTCGCCCTTCATAGCCATTCGAAAGCATAAGCGGAATTCTTCAACACGCAGGTAGTAGTATTCTTCCATAATCAACTCAGCTGTTAGCATTAGCTGCTGTGGTGTCATTGGCTGCTGAAGGTTGAAGTATTGTTGGCATTCGTCCATGAGCGCAACCACTACACCAAGTGCTACCTGTTCACCTTTGTGCTTTTTGATTTCACTCAGTGCTGGGGATGTCTTCGATGCCAAGACCTGTTGCAAGGCTGCTTCGGTACTGCTTGCGGAATTGTTCAAGGTCGCTATTTCTTTTCTCTCGTTCATTTTGATTTGGTTTTTGTTTGTCGAATTTAGAGTTATTGTTCATCCAGTTGCGCACGGCTGCTTCCCAATTTTTCATTTTGTTTTTGCCAACCATCCAACCGTTGCTTTCGTAATGGTTAAAAAACGCCTTTGCTTCGGTTACCACTTTCGGTTGTTGCCACACGTTCCCGGCTAATGAATTTTTTTCGTTCATATAACCTAAAATTTCATCGTATGTCGGAGCGCGAAAGCGCGACCTTGAAACATTAGCATTTACATTTTCATTATCATTCACATTAGCATTAGCATTTACATTATCATTTACATTTACATTAGCTTCAACCTCGCTTACACTTTGCTTCGGTTTTGCTTCTTGTTTGCTTATGACTTGCTTTACTTTTGGTTTGTTCCCGTTTTCGTATCGCTTCTGATTTGCATCAAGTTGTGGCTTGATTAAAGTGAACACGGTCTTGGCAACACCCTTGAGTTCAAGCTCGGTAAAATTCAATGCGTATTCGAATATGGCAGAATAGACTTGTGCCTGCGTATCTGCATCCAGTTCCTTAATTGCTTCATAGAACGATCTATAAAAGACTGTTGATTCTCTCATAAGCAAAATACCCACCCTCACATGCAAAGGCTAGTCCGTAGCCGAATGGCTTATGGCAATGCAGTGAAGATGGGATTTAAAAATGTTTTCATACGAACTAGCAATGCAAAGATAGTCAAACTATCTCTACTTCCAAATTAAAACAATGTAGGGTGTATTTTGTCTAGTTTATCCTTAGCATAGCCTAAAGATTGAATTTGTTTCTTTTGCGTTATAGTTTCTTCAATCCACTTATTAGCTTTACGATGAAAGTCTTTTTTAATTTCAAACCCGTATGCCTTGCGATTTGTTTCAATGGCTGCAATTAGAGTTGATCCACTACCAGCACATGGATCAATAACTATATCTCCTTCATCCGTGAATATTTCAATCAATGTCTTTAATAACTCAATTGGTTTCTGAGTTGGGTGTATTTTTTCGCTTTCGTTATCGCGAGGCCAATCCATGCAATTGAAAATCATCTTGCCATTGTTTCTAAATTTTGGCAGTTTATCTCGATAGAATATCAATCCATACTCACAATTTCCAACTACTTTCATATTTGCTTTTAAAACTTGAGCTGAAAAATTTTTGCGAAATACTAGATTAATATAATTATTTAGTCCATATCGCTTTGCTAATTCAATCAAATACATTTGTTGATCAAACGCACAAAATACAATCATGCATGGTGCTTCGCTCTTTTGACGTTTTTCTCCTTCGATACGTTCTTTTTTTGGCTCAGACTTTAACATTGTGCTGCAAAAATGCATGAACTCGGCAGGTCTGAAATCTTCATCAGTATCAAAAAAACTTTTTCCAGCTAGTTGGCTTTCGCCATTCTTGTTATCACCGTCTTTATACCATGCAGGATTTGATGCGTATGCATTGTTTCCAAGATTGTATGGAATGTCGGCAATAATTAGTTGAGCTTTTTGAATTTGATATACTTTGAAATTTTGAAAATGATCGTGATATAACATAGTGTTTTTGTTTTTTTATTACTTCCAAATAATAGTGGCTATCATAAACCCGATTAGCAAACCTGCACCAAGTATCAACAGCATCTTGCTATTGGTTGTGTCGCATTCAGGCTCTGCGTTTACGGACATGGGCGCAGGTGCCGGTGCTTTGCGAATGGGTTCAATAGTTAACTGGTTATTTTTTATTGGACTTGATTCATTAGCGTAACGTTTATTCTTCTGTTGAATGCAATCGTATATTTTATCAATATCAATCATAGTAGGCCACTTATTGCCTATCCATTGATAATATCCATATCTCGTTTGATGAATCATGTCTAATTCTTTCATAGCCAAAATAACGGCATAGCTTATCCTATATCGCCTACTCCAAGTAGTACCGTGAAATTCTTTTGACTTATGTATGTCTTCAATCGCCGTGAGATATTTTCCTTTTGTGTGATGTTTCATTGCTCTAAGTATTTTTTAATGGTTTGCGTGAATTCTTCAAATGACCTGCACACTTTCACGCAGTATCCTGCATTGATAAGTTGTGCGTGAACGATTTTCTGCGTGTCGGAAAGCTTTCCCTTTTCGGTTTTCATTTCGATAAATAGTGCATGATGTCCTGCCGATGCCATGCATATCATCAGGTCGGGCATGCCTGGCATTGCACCTTCTGCTTTGAGTATGTTCCAGCGTTTGGCACGTTGCACCGGTGTACCGCCAATGAATACCCCATTAGGAAAGGAAGCAATCAATGTGCGAGGGAAGGAATACCTGAACCACTCAACACATCGTTGCTGCATTTTGCTTTCGTCATGCTTCATATGCTTCTATTGCTTTAAAGATTTGATAAACTACTTGTGGAACGATTGCGTTGCCATATGCCTTTATGGATTCATTTCGCCACTTTGAAAAGGTAATTCCGTCCAGTTCGGTGGGAAGCCCATCATCTCCGCCACAAATCGGGGATTGAGATGGGAATTTCCTCCACCAATTTTGTGTGCTATTTGCTCCGCTAAATTGCTGTTTTCTGCATTTTTCTTTTTGTGTTTTCTTAAACTTTCCATCGTCATTTGCGAGCGCATTCCATCCGATGCGCTTGGTGTTAATAGCATTCGGCTCAAGGTCATCGAATGCATTGAACCCGGTTTCACTTGGGTGCTTTTCATGTTCGCAGTCGCGTTGGTTGAATCCATTGCCGTTGGCGTTGGTAGCATCATTGCTTGTGCCAATTGTACCAAGTGCAATCCGTATTTCGTTCCCGTTGTTTTGCTGATGTTTTCCCCGTTCGTCAGTTCTCTTTGACTGTGTGAATCCAACAGCTTTGGAGTAGGCAACAAACCAAACTCGTTCTCGTTGGTGTGGCGCATTGACCGCGCTCGCAGGTATAATAAAGGGCGCGACTTGATACCCAAGATTTTCCAAGTCAGCACACACCTCGTTGAATACCAGTCCCCCGTTCCAATTAGTAAGCCCGCGAACGTTTTCGCCCACAACGAAACGCGGGGCAACCTCTCTAATGACTCTAAGCATTTCAGGCCATAGATGGCGTTCGTCTTCTTTTCCAAGTCGCTTTCCTGCGCTTGAGTATGGTTGGCATGGGAATCCCCCGGTGAGAATATCAATTTGGTTTGCATACTTTGTAAAATCACTTTTAGTTATATCGGTAAATAATTCTGCATTAGGCCAGTAATGTTTTAGCACACGTTGCCCAAACTCATTCCATTCACAATGGAACATGTTTTCCCAACCCATCCATTCGGCTGCAAGGTCAAAGCCTCCTATGCCGCTAAATAACGATCCATGCTTCATTCGTGCCATAGTTTAGTAGTTGCCCAAAAGTTAGCCACGTAGTTCGCATCGGTCTTGATGTTAATGGTGGGTATGTTGTTGCGCAGGTGGTTATATTCCCAATAGCCTAACTTGCTCACCTCGTAATCGAAACCAATGAGATGACCGCAATACTGGATGGTGGGGTATTCAACCGCAACGCTAAAGTTGACGATGTAGTTAAAGCCGTTTAACGTAACCAAATAGGCATTGTGCAACTCTTGCCCATCCTCGTCCACGATGACCTGCTTATCGGGCTGATATACGTTTTTTACCCATTCGTACATGACGCCTACACTTACCCGTAGTTCGTTTCGCATAACATGGAATGGCTTCTTGTTGATGTTGCGTCTGATATACGCAACCTGCTTTGCTGTGGGGTGTTGAATATCACTCATAGTTGTGTTTGTATTTTTCTAAGTAATCATGTAATTTACCTGCTTTGATTAATCTTGTTTTATCTTCTGCATCAAAATAGCCTTGCTTCCAAGAATCATGTATATTTTCAAATTCCATTTGCTGTGCTTTAGATTTTAGGTCTATAAATTGACTTGCAAAGTCATTGCTTGATATTTCTCTTTTGAGATATTTTATTAATAAAGCATGTGCCTGGTCATACAACCAATAAGTTCCATAAGTGTGTTTACTCATCGCCTTCGTTTTTAATAGTTATTGAATTAATGACTTCGCACAGGGGCAACTCAAGCACTTGGCTGAGATTCATCAGCTGTCGTAGCTTGATGCTGCCGGGATCAACACACCAGTTGTGCAAAGTCTTTTTAACTATTGGTGTATTGCTTCTTTGCATCGCACGAAGTAGAGCAGCTTTACTGCCCACCGTGCGTGCAATCAATCCGTTTAATTGATTGGTATTTCTCATAGTTTAGGTTTTAAATCAGGGTTAACAGCGTAGAACACTTCGCGGTGGGCTTCGCTAAACATGTGCATGAATACAGCTTCATCAATAGCCCTATAACGCTTATCGCGCATATCGATTTCAAGTCGTGCTTGCACCTGTATTGAGTCATCGTATTTACGAGTTTCAATCTGCTTGTTGGTGCTGTAACTTAAAACCGTAGTTAATACCATGTCCGCAGACATGCAGCAATAGATATCGCCAAAATTTCCGCAAGTGTAGAAAAAAGGCAATGTGATTTGGGTTGTTTCGTTTACCACTGGGTGGTAGTTGTTTACTTCGATTG